GCGGCCTTGCGTGATCTATTAAAGCGCGAGAATGTTTTGGACTACGACGAATTAAGCGCAGGCGACAAAGTGACCTTGAGCGGCGTTTATAGCGACGGGACAGAAACCACTATTTCTGCGTACAGGGCAAAGACACGCGGCGACAAGCGCATATGGTTTAATGGCCTAAAAAACTACGCGGACGCTGGCGACGTTATGGCCTTGGTTATACGCGGCGGTAAACTGATAATCCAAAACGTAACGAAAGGAATCGCCGTCGCCGTTTTCTTTATTCCTGCAGTAGGGGAAGTTTTAAAAACTGCCGTTTAGTGAGCTGACTCCTCACACTAAACTAGGCCCGCCATTGTGCGGGCCATTTTTTTGCTTGCGTATATAGGATAAATCCTATAACGTGCGAATCATTAAACCAATACAGGAGTCAACCATGATTAAAGATATTGAAATTCTGCGCCGCTCTATAAAACGTTCTGAGTATACAGGCGTTATATTATATGAGGGGCCGTCCAAAATTGATGGCAAGCCAATTGTTGCGATCGCTTGCCGGATTACTGAAGCAAGCGGGAATGCTAAGACCGGCGCAATGGTCCAGACGTTTATAATGAGGCAGGATATCGCGCCACATAAGGCCTTAAAAACGGGTGACGATTCCAGCGTTTGTGGGGATTGTAAATTAAGGCCGATTCACAAGGGCGCGACTCGTTGTTATGTCCGAGTCTACCAAGCGCCGTTATCCGTTTGGAATGCATACCATCGCGGACGCTATGCTGCGCCGGACGTTGATTTTGATTCCGCGTTATTGCCTGAATTATTCTCGGGCTTGTCTTTTCGTATAGGATCTTATGGGGATCCTGCCGCTATTCCCGCCAACGTATGGAAAAAAGCAACGCGCCTTGTTAAGAATCGCACGGGCTACACTCACCAGTGGGATAAAAGAATTGGCGCAGGTTTAAAAAAGCTTTGCATGGCAAGCGCCGACAATGCGGCGGACGTTGCAAGCGCAACCGCCAAAGGCTGGCGGACATTCCGAGTCCGTAAAATAGAACAAGAAACATTGTTCGGCGTCGAGTCCATTTGTCCGGCAAGTAAAGAGGGCGGACAACGAGTCCAATGCGACTCTTGTGGATTATGCCAAGGCGCGACAATAGCCGCCCGCAATATTGTCATTGCTGACCATGGTTTAATGGACTCAAGGCGCCGTGCTATTGCTTGATTATTGCATTTTTTAAAATTGCAATTGACCCTGTGGGAATGTTCCTATATAAAACAGGGACTCGCTAATTTTGGCGGGCCATAAAAGGAGTCACATTATGAATATAGAAAACGAAAAGCACACTCTAGAGTCTTTGTTGCAAACTGTCCGCGATCAATCGGCGCGTAAAGTGGACTATGTCGCGCAAACGGATTCTTTAAAAGTTCGGACGGACGGATTCACTAAAGAAACTCAAGTATTCTTGGAAGGTGTGCGCGGCGAACCTACCAAAATTTTAACCGCCAACGGCGTCGCGTTCGATCAAATGGTAACTAAGGCGGGCCTAGACGTTCGTACCGGACGCCGACTCCAGCAGGAATATCCGGACGTTTTGGACCATGCCTTGAATCGCATCCATACCCAAGAATCGCGTTCGGCCATGCTTCGTACATTTGACGGCGATACACCCGCCGCAGGTGATGCTATGCATGGTACTCTTAGGGCCGTGGTTTCTGATAAGTTTAAAACGTTCGACAATCCGGATTTACTGGAGTCCGTTTTGCCTACATTAATTGAGTCGGAAGCAGACTGGGAAATTGTAAACGCCGCCGTTACGGACAAGCGCTTATATGCACGTTTTAAAAGCCGCCTCATAACCGGAACTGGCGCGGGCGTTGGCGATGTTATGGCGCAGGGTGTGGTGATCTCAAATTCTGAGACCGGACACGGCTCCGTTCAGGTAGCTCAATTACTTTGGACGCTGGCTTGCCTTAATGGAATGCAAACAGCCAACAAAAATAGAACGGCGCATCTGACCAGTTCACGCTCAGATGGCGATACGTGGGCAATGTTGACGGACGAATCCAAACGTCTAGACAATGCCGCGCTTAGTTCAAAACTAAAAGACATTACGGCGGCATATGCTAGTCGCGACATGTTCGAGTCCGTACTTGAGCAGTTCCGCCTTGCGGCTGGTGACATTGTCGAGAATGGCATGGCGGCGGCGCAACCTGCTGTAAATGCATTGGGCGGAATTCTGAAACTTTCCAAGGCGGAAACATCCAGTGTTCTTGACGGCTTAATGCAAACTATCCAGCAGGACGGATACAGAGGCGAGCCTCTGAGTCGCGCCACCATGGTGAACGCCGTAACGGCGGCGGCGCACAAGGCGGACGCCGACTCGGTTTCCGAGTGGCAAGTTCTCGGCGGCAAGGTCTTAGATTTGCCCGCTAATCAGTGGCAAGCCATCGCCTCAGTTCCGGTAGCAGTAGCCGCCTAGGCGATCGCCTAGCCTAATCTAAAGCCCGCCTTGGGTAACTGAGGCGGGTTTTATTTTGTCTTGTATATATAGGATCAATCTATATAATAAATTTATCTTAAATATTAGGAGTCAAAGTAATGCAACAAGTTAAAATAGAAAATGTTAAAAAAGGCGAATTTGTTCGCCGTAAAATAGATGCTAAAACTACGTTTATAAAAGACAAATATTGTCGCTATGATAAGCGATATATGCTCATGGATGATCAAGACATAAGCCGCTTTATCGGCCTTAAAAAAGGGACAAGAGTTTTTATTGGTTTCACATACTAACTAGGAGTCAAAGTAATGAAAAAATATAAGCATCCATCTACCTACCTATGCGACACGCTTGGGACTACGGCAGAGGATTCGGATTTGATTGAACGAATTGTTGAACGCTCCGTTGATTTCTACACCAGCCTTGGTTATAGCTACGATAGATTTGTTACAGGAACGGATATTCAACGAGTGCATAAAAAAACGCCCTTGCGACTCGCTGAGTGGCTGGCGGCAGACGATGGTAATTTTATTCACGATATCGCGGGAATTCATAATAATTACGATCGTTGGGACGGCGTCCTAAAGAATTGTTTTGTGCCTCGTTTTGCCGTTACACAATAAACCTTGATACGTTTTAAAACCCGCCTTGGGAAACTGAGGCGGGTTTTTTATTGTCCGCTAATTAGCGTTAATCTGCGCTCCGTTAATCCTGCGCCCTGCCGCCCGCCTCTAAGGCCTCGAAACCTACCAGCGTTGCCCTAGGGCCTTGTCTAGTGGCCCTTGGCCTGCGTGTCCGGTATTCGCCCTAAACTCGTTGCCTGCCTGCGTGTCCGGTATTTGCCCAGGCTGGTTTATTGCTGCCTGCTGCCTGCCGCCCGCCTGCTGGTCCGCCGCCCGCCTGCCTGCCTGCCTGCTCGATGGTCTTAGCTGGTGGTCTTAGCTGGTGGTCTTAGCTGGTGCATGGTGCATGGTGCATGGTCCGCGTTTGTTGGTGCATGGTCCGCGTGTCATGGTCCAAGGGTCCCGCTGCCCGATTCAGCACCAGAAACCGCAGAAAACCGCCATTTTTTCAAAATTTCCGCGACGACCTAGAGTAGCGGCGGCTTCGGCCTTGTTTCGCACAAATAATCACCGAAAAAATGATATGGGTTAACGGGTATATTTTTGTTACATTTATTCCCATATCACTTGGTTTTTTGCATAAAATCGTTTACTAAGATTAGCCATGTTACGTACAGAAACTCCAGAAGTTGAAGACCGGCGATTAAAGCTCGAACTACGCCTTGCCCAGATGGAAGAGGTCGAAGGTTGCCGAGAAGATTTTCTTAAATATGTTCGCAAGGTCTGGCCTGAATTTATTGCAGGCGCACATCATCGAATGATTGCAAAAAAGTTCGAGGACATTGCTACGGGGAAAAGTAAACGTCTGATAATTAACATGCCACCACGGCACACCAAGTCCGAGTTTGCAAGTTACCTGTTCCCGTCATGGATCATTGGCCGTGCTCCAAAAACAAAAATAATTCAAACCACGCACACTGCGGAGCTTGCTGTAAACTTTGGCCGTAAAGTCCGAAACCTGATTGCAACAACCGAGTACCAAAATATATTTGATTCTGTAGACCTACAGTCTGACAGCAAGGCTGCTGGCCGATGGTCCACGAACCATGGTGGCGAGTACTTTGCTGCGGGTGTGGGTGGTGCGATTACCGGTCGCGGTGCTGACTTGTTGATTATTGACGATCCTCATTCGGAGCAGGATGCACTTTCCGAGACGGCAATGGAACATGCGTATGAGTGGTACACGTCGGGTCCCCGGCAGCGTTTACAGCCTGGGGGTGCGATTGTTATTGTTATGACAAGGTGGTCGTTGAAGGATCTTACCGAGAAAGTAATCAAGGCACAGGGGTATGATGAAAATGCGGACAAGTGGGAGGTTGTAGAGTTTCCTGCAATCATGCCCAGTGGCAAGGCATGTTGGCCTGAGTATTGGAAGGCGGAGGAGCTTGAGGGTGTCCGTGCTTCGTTGTCTGTTGCCAAGTGGAATGCCCAGTGGCAGCAAAACCCCACGTCGGCGGAAGGTGCTATTATAAAGAAGGAGTGGTGGCAGCGTTGGAAAGAGGACGAGGTTCCCCAGCTTGAATATGTAATTCAGAGTTACGATACGGCATTTAGCAAGTCAACGACTGCGGATTACTCTGCCATTACAACGTGGGGGGTATTTTATCCAAAACAGGACGGACCGGCTAATTTAATTTTGCTGGATTCAAAAAAGGGCCGGTGGGATTTTCCGGAACTGAAGACACAGGCTCTGGATCAATATAACTTCTGGGAGCCTGAAACGGTTATCATTGAGGCCAAGGCTTCAGGGACCCCTCTTACACATGAGCTTAGACAATTGGGAATACCTGTTGTAAACTTTACACCAAGCAAAGGAAACGATAAGCTGACTCGCGTCCATTCTGTATCGCCACTTTTTGAGAGTGGGATGATATGGGCGCCGGACGAACGTTGGGCCGACGAGGTTATTGACGAGTGCGCTGCATTTCCAAACGGCGACTATGATGACCTTGTAGATAGCACGACGCAAGCTCTGATGCGTTACCGTCAGGGTAATTTTGTGCAACTTCCAAATGACGACTGGGTAGATTCCACGGAGGAGTCTACTTACATACGGAGTTACTATGGCTGAACCAGAGAAACAGTACGAATACGGAAGGACCCCCGAAGAGACGGATTCAGGCCTGCTTGGTTTTTTCAATTTTCTCCGTGGTCCGGTGGTAGATGCCTTTACGCCAGAACGCCGCGAAGTTATTACCGCCCCGGAAACTACTTACGAAATGGTTTCGGATGGTCGTTATCGTCCAAAAACTACTCCCGGAGAGTACGGCCCTGTAGAAAAGGGTCTTGAATACATGCCCATTGTCCAAGCAGCCCGTGGTGCTTTGGATTTTGCAGGAAAGTTTGCAACGGACGGCAAGGTCCGTGAGGAGACGGGCTCTGCTATTGCAAAGGGTATCGGTCAGCTTTTTGAGGATTACCAAGAGGGTCTTACCTCTGGAGCAATGACCGGTGAAATGTCTTTTTATGATCCTGAAGAGAAGAGAGTAGTAAAACCAGACGTTCTTCTTCCTTTTGGGTTGTTCGCGGGATCATTAATTGCTCCGGTTAAGGGGCCGGGAGTGGTTGCCGGGATGTTTGCAGGTCGCAGAGCAGCAACTGCGGACCCTAAAAAATTTAAACTAGCGGATGAAATGGCAAAAAAGGGTCGTTCCAGAGAGGAGATCTGGGAAAAGACGGGGTTGTTTCGCTGGGAGAGAAATGGAGAGCCTATAAGCGACTGGCGGTTTGAAATATCCGACGAACAGGCAAAAGCTTTTGTAAATCCAGACGTGTTAACTCCTACTGGTATGTTTAAAAAAGGCAAAAGCCCTGTGGTAAGTGACCTTTTTCAACACTCAGAACTTTATAAAAATTACCCTGGAATAACAGAAGTTTCAGGTTCTTCTCTCCTAGCCGATCTTCAGAAAAAAAGAGCGGTTCTTGTGAAAAAACTGGCGGAGTTAAAAGCTAGTAACAAAGACCCTGATGAATATGCCAAGGAGTATCAGAAGCTTCAGGATCAAGACGGAGATCTTCTTAGAGAATATTTTGAAAGTGACATACCGGAGGTAAAAACTTCTATTACGGGCTCTGAGAAAGTAGGCCCTCCTTTTACAAAAACCACACAAAGAATACAAAGACCTATGTCAGAAATTTCTCTGGGAACTCAAAAAAGAAGAGGAGCCGCGTATAACCCCTATACAGATTTTATTTCCGTGAGTCCTGACGCTCGTCCGGGCAAAAAAAGCAAGTACGATTATTTGCCTTTTGACGAGCAGGACCGGTACATTCAACCGTTTAAAAAAGGGCAGTTTACAGCCGCTCTAAACGAAGCTTTGGAGGATTTTAGCGAAGCGGGTCTAACTTTAGTAGAAAACGATGTGGGCAAAGCAAATAAGTTTAAAATACAGAAGGTTGTTCCAACGGGAGAACCTCCTTACACAAAAAGAACGGACATAAACCCGGAAACGTTGCCTGATTATTTAAAACAACAGTTCGATCAGTTACAGGAATCTGGCTTTATATTTTACAAAAAAGAGCTAGATCCAACCGACAGCTTTCGTTCGTCCATGCTTCACGAATTAATGCATGGAATACAGCACCGAGAAGGTTTTGAGCGCGGCGGTACGGCAAAAGAGTTTCGTTACACCAACATAAAAGATCCTCGAACAGGGAAAAAACTTGGCAAAAAAGAAATATACTATCGGCTGCTAGGAGAAGCGGAGGCTCGACTTGTTCAAAACCGACGCGATTTAACGGACGAGGAACGAAAAGAAAAGTTTCCGTGGACAAGAGAAGGAGGGCTCGACAGAGATGAAGATGATATTATTTTAAGGAGAGACCCCGGTATGCCTTCGTATGGCCGTCGTCAAGAAGATAATATTCCAGTAGAGTCCATGACCCCCGCAGAAAAACTAATGAAAAAATGAGCAAGAAGTAATTATTCGTAACACAGACGTTACAAAAGTTTCACCAGAATTTTAAGAAACTGGAATGGGAAGAAAAGAAAAGTGTTTAGAAGACTTTCTACTGAATTTTTTTCTAAAGCCTACTTTGATTATCTAAATCAAAGTAAGTCAAAAACAATAGATGACGTTTATTTACCTAGAAAGTATAATGGAAAAGTAATAAGTGACTTTGATGACTACGAAGATGAAGTTGTTAACCAGTACAAAAACCCTAACACGGAAAGTGGTTAGATGGCACAGCAATCGAAAAAATTAACTCTTGCAAACATGTCTGCGGCTGAGTATTTGATGTTTATATCTCCTGAATACCAAGGTCAGGCAAAAGTTGCAGGAGGTCCTGGAGGTGTTGAATTTGGTGCAGCCTTTGTTCCCATGGATTCAAGTAACCTTGAAGTTTCAGCTGAAGGTTCCGCAGGTTCGGACCGCCCTAAAATGGGGTCTCTGTCTATTGGAAACAAATTATTTAACCTGTCTCGAAAGTATGAAGACAGTCCAGTTGGAAGCACGACTACGGACACTGGTGAAGTAGACTTTGGTCCTGTTAAAGGGTACTACCAAGAATCGTCGCAGGCCGATAACCAGGATCTACAAAACAAGTCTTTTGGTGCAAATGTAAATTTAGGCCCTGTAAAACTTTACGCAGATCGTACTACGTCTAGTCAGGATGTAGTTCCCAGTAATTTTGTCAAGTATTTTGACAGCACTCTTTCTGACAGTACGACGGATACGCTAGGAGGTTCCGTGGACATTGGTCCGTTAAACCTGAACCTTTCGCGAGAGTTCGGAACGAGCCGTGGCCCAAAGTCAAAGTTTGAGGATACACGGCCCATGGCCCAATCTCCAAACATAACTCGTTTTGGTGGCGGCTATGAAGGAAAAGCGGGTCCGGGCATCTTAGGTGTTGGTGGAAGTCTTACAGACGTTCGCGGTGTTGGCACGGAAAGTTCACTTGGAGGCTCTTATAATGTCAATAATCCTTTTGGATTTGGTGGAAACTTGCGGGCAACGGGTTCCTACAATAATCCCATTGGTGGAGAAAGTGCCGCGCAAGCTCTTATTAATTACAGAATGAAATTTTAACACTTGACAAAGAAGTCTTTCCTGCTGGTGCAAATGCGGGTACAGTAGGAAACTTGAATTCAGGAAAAAGGAACACATGTGATGGATAATATGATGGGATTTCGCCCTCTCGCCGCAGGAATTGCCGCAAGAAGCGGTGGCGCGACCGATGCATTCAGGGCTGAGATTATTAATCAACTTATGTCTATGACCGGAATGCAAGCCAACAGTTTTGCTTCGATGAGCACTGAAAAGCTTAGTGAGGCTCTTAGTAGATTGCAAGCTCAAGCTAAAGCCAACGAAGAGGTGCCTTCCGTTCCTGACAACCTTGAAATTTTTAGACTTATGAATCGTCAAAGGCAACCGATGCTGGGAACTAGTATTACAGAAAGTCCCGGTTATGATTCCGTAACCAATACCTACACACCTCCTTTACCCGAAAGCAATCAACGTTATTATCCAGAAATGATGGCAGGTGGCGGCATAATGTCTTTGAGAGGATATTAGAATGGCAAAAAAACCTCTTCCTCGCAGTAATTTTGGAACGGCTTCTCTTGTAGAACGTCGGGATGAAATACCTCCTGTAGACTTAGAAGAGAACAATTCTGCGGAAGTAGACTTAGAAGAAGACACTGTTATAGAAGCCCCCGGTTTAAATATTGAACTGGAAGAAGACGGTGGGGTAGTAGTGGATTTTGATCCGCGCATGAAAGTTCCGGACACAGGCGACTTTTACGCTAATCTTGCAGATGGTTTGGAAGATCGAATAGCTGCGTCAGTTTCGTCCGAACTTATGGAGCAGTATGAAGCAAATAAAGAAAGCCGCAAAGATTGGCAGGAAGCGTATCGAACAGGTCTGGAACTTCTTGGGTTTAAATATGAGGATCGAACGGAGCCTTTCCGTGGTGCAACCGGTGTAACTCATCCGTTACTTGCTGAAGCTGTGACTCAATTTCAAGCGCAAGCTTTTGGAGAGTTACTTCCTGCTGGAGGTCCTGTTAGGACAGAAGTGTTAGGACAGATAACTCCAGAATTAGAGAATCAAGCAGATCGCGTAAGACATTTTATGAACTATCAAATTACTTGTGTTATGAAAGAATACACACCTGAATTTGACCAGATGTTGTTTTATCTACCGCTTTCCGGGTCTACTTTTAAAAAGGTGTACTACGACGAATTTTTGGAGAGGGCGGTAAGTAAATTTGTTCCTGCCGAACAATTGGTAGTTCCTTACACAGCTACGGATTTGGAAACCTCCGAAAATGTTACTCATGTAATTCAAATTAGCGAAAATGAATTACGAAAAAAACAGGTTGCAGGTTTTTATTCTGATGTAGAGGTCTTGGCTTCTCAGTTAGATCCTTCTGAGGTTAAGGAAGAGATGGATGAAATATCGGGTATTTCACCTACTCATTTGGACCAAGAAGTCACTCTTTTGGAATGCCATGTAGATTTAGATCTTGAAGGATATGAAGATTCAGGAGAGGATGGCGAACCTACGGGCATTAAACTTCCTTATGTTGTTACCGTAGCAGAAAATAACGGCAAGCTTCTAAGTATAAGAAGAAATTATAGCCCTGAAGATCCTCAAAGAAAAAAGAAACAATATTTTGTTCATTTTAAGTTTCTTCCCGGTTTTGGGTTTTATGGCCTTGGTCTGATACACATGATTGGTGGTCTCAGCCGCACGGCCACGGCGGCTCTTCGTCAGCTTATTGATGCTGGAACCCTTGCTAATCTGCCCGCTGGTTTTAAAAGTCGCGGTCTTCGTATACGAAACGATGACGAGCCGTTATCTCCTGGGGAGTTCAGGGATGTTGATTCTCCCGGTGGATCTATTAGAGAATCGTTGATGTTGCTTCCTTACAAGGGAGCAGATTCAACTTTGTATCAACTAATGGGTTTCTGTGTAGAGGCAGGTCAGCGGTTTGCAGCGGTTTCTAATCTGCAAGTAGGAGATGGCAACCAACAGGCAGCGGTTGGAACAACCATTGCTATGTTAGAACAAGGTGCAAAGGTAATGTCTGCTATACATAAGCGATTGCACTATGCTCAAAAAGATGAATTTGAACTTTTGTCTAGCGTTTTCGGAGAGTATCTTCCTCCAGAATACCCCTACAACGTTGTAGGTGCGGAACGAACGGTAAAAGCGGAGGATTTTGATGATAGGGTGGATGTATTACCAGTATCTGATCCCAACATCTTCTCCATGGCACAAAGAGTTACCCTCGCGCAAACGGAATTGCAGTTGGCGCAATCGGCTCCGGAGCTTCACAATTTGTATGAAGCGTATCGTCGCATGTATAAGGCGGTGGGTGTCAAGGATGTAGATTCTATTTTAAAACCTGTTGAACAGGGAGATCCAACACCTAAAGATCCCGCAGTAGAAAACTCAGAATCTTTAGAAAACCTTCCTTTGACGGTTTTCCAAGGTCAAAATCACGATGCACACATCTTAGCTCACCTTGTCTTTGGTTCTTCGCCAATGGTGTCTCAAATGCCCGCAATCGCTATGGCTTTACAAAAACATGTTATGGAGCATGTTTCTGTTAAAGCTAAAGAACAGGTTGCATCTCAAATGCAACAGCAGCTTCAAGGCCAGCCACCTAATGAGCAGCAGGCCATGGAGATTGAAGCAATGGTAGCTGATCTTGTTGCTCAAGGAATGCAGGAGGTTAAATCTTTAAGCACTCAAATAAGTGGCGGTGGACAACCTGATCCTCTTATTGCTCTGAAGCAACAAGACCTAGAACTCAGAGCCAAACAGGATGCCGCAGAAAATCAGATAGATCAGGCTCGTTTAGCTCTAGACCAGCAGAAAGCTCAGAATAATGCACAACTAGGCGCGGCTCGTATAGATTCTCAAGAAGGTATCGTAGCAGCCAGAATAAAAGCTGCTCGTGAACGAGAGCTTATGAAACAACAAGGTAAGTAGGAGACTATTATGGCAAAAGCAGCTAAAGAAACGACTAAAAAAGGTATTGAAATTAAAGATCAAGGATATGTTCCTTATAACAATGGAGTAGAAGAAAAAACTCCTAATGTTTCAAAAGGCACCATGGTTTCTGGTGAAAATCGAGGCATGGGAGAAGCGATTCGAGGGGGCTCGTTTAAAGTTTGTTAAAGGCAGATAACAATGTTATACGATCATTATGAGGAGGCTGAGTATGATTGGATTTGGGGACCTTACTTCAAACCTGAAGAAATCGCTTGTAATGGTACTAACAGCCTGTTGGTCAACCCTACTGCACTTAATGTTCTGGTGCGAGCGCGTATTTTGGCAGACCGTCCGTTTCGTATCACGTCAGCTTTCCGCAGTCCGGTCTTTAATGCAAAAATCGGTGGAGCACCTAAATCGGCTCATAAACTTGGAGTGGCTTTCGACATCTCCCTTCGAGGACACAACAAAAAAGACCTTCTTGCACAGTGCAAGCAAGCAGGATTTGGGTCTTTCGGTAAATACAAAACATTCCTTCATGTTGACACAAGAAAAGGACGTCAATGGGGAAAATGGTAAAGGAGTAAGACATGTTTGGAGTAATTTCATCTGTTCTGACTGGTGGTGCAACTGGTTTAGTTGGCAGTCTTTTAAGCAAAGGTATAGGAATCTTCGAGGCAGCTCAGAGGCGAAAAGACAAAGCCCTAGAGTACGAACAAGAGTTAAAGCTGCTGGACAAACAGGCTGCTCTGAGGACCGCTGAAACTGAAAACGAATTAGCTATTGCTAATGCCGAGACAGCCGCCAGTTTACGAGAAGCATCCTATGCTCACGACAATTCGTTGGGCAAGCCTCATCGTTGGGTGGTGGATGTTTTGCGTTTGGTTCGCCCTGTCCTAACAGCTCTCCTTCTTATACTTGTTGGAGGAATTTATTTTACGACTGACGATTTTGCCATGAAGGCTGGGGTGATAGACTCCGTGCTGTTTATGACAAGCAGCGCAGTAACCTGGTGGTTCGGTGATAGGTCATTACAGAGTAAAAAGTAGGTAAAATGCATGGACCCACTTACTATAGGTGCTGCTCTTGTTGGAGCTAAAAAACTTATTGAAGTTTCTTCAGACATTAAAGATGTAGCAAGCGCTCTTGATAACATATTCCATTTAACTAGCAAAGCTGAGAAAGCTAAAAAAACAGCTAACGTTGATGAAAGTGACACTAGCTACAAATCGGTAATTTCAGATGTTGTTACCGAGCGTAATAATCGTACCCTTTTGCGTAATTTAGAGATAGATGTAGACGAAAAATTTGGTTTTGGTACTTGGAACGCTATAAAAGAAGAGCGTGAAAGACGCATGGAGCTTGCAAAAGAACAAAAAATTAAAGAGGCAAAGAAGTTAAAGGCAAAAAAAGAAGCCGAAAAAGAATTTTATGAACGTCTGCTCTATTGGGTAAAAGAAATTGGTAAGCTGGCGTTAATATTAGGTGTAGCTGGTGGAGTTGCTTACGTAATCTACGTAAACAGGTGTCTTTCAGGAAATTGTTGACATGTCTGATTATGAAATTGGTGTGTATAACAAGTTTGTAAGAAAAAAAATACGTTCCGGGGAAGAATGGAACAATGATATGGGTATTTCAGACGCGTATGAAAACGTATTGTACTATGATGTAGAAAATGCCGCTAGTATTGAGGAAGTGGAAAGGCGGGTCGCCACACAATTTCCTCCGTCAATGGGATTTGTTTTAGATTTTATTCGATTAATACCAAGAGAGAAGTAAAAGGTTTAATAAGAATGAAAGTTAGCTCAGAAACAGCCGTTGCCATGCCAATCAAAAACATGGTTGGCATTATTATTGCTGTTTCCATGGGTATTTTTGCATATACAGAGATAACTGCTAGACTTACATCTTTAGAAACAAGTCGTGAGCTTATGAACGCTGATCTGCTTAAGGCTTCAGAACAGACAACGGTGGACAAAGAACAATTCCTGTTGCTTGAAGATCTTTATGAGACGGTTGAGAAGCATCAAGAACTTTTGGATAAAAATATTCACAACCAAGTGATGCTCACACATGTAGAAAAGCAATTGGAAAAGGCTTTAAGTGATATTGAAAAATTGAAAGACAAAGTTCGAGAGAACGGAAACTGAAAAAATGATTGAAACAGTCGTTGCATTATTAATGATGGTGAACAACGAAATTAAAGAGCATCGAATACAGCCTTCTATGTCAGTCTGTTTGAAGGGCAAAAGAATTGCTATGAGACAAATAAAATCAAGTAGTAATACACGGTTTGAATGTTTAAAATCTAAAGCAGAATTAGAATTGTATATGGGTAAAAAACATATTGTTAAACTTATCTTGAAATAAGTGTTAAAGGATATTTAGTATGGAATTAACAGCTTCACACGCCATACAAGGAGTTTTGTTGTTAGCAACTGTTGCAGGAGGTTATGCAGTAGTTAAATCTAATTTAAGCCGTGTAATGCAAGATCTTGAGTTGTTTCATAAAAATCACGATAAGTATAAGGCTGCTTTTGATGAAAGATTAGATGCGGCTGAATCCGACAGAAGTGTTTTGACAGCTCGTGTAAATACGCTAGCATCCATAAATTCTGTAGATAACCTTGCAGATCTTAATTCTCGTCTGGCTCGTTTAGAAATGGGACAAGAAATGTTATTTAAAGAAGCTGATATGATGAAAAAACTACATAATGGAAAGCATCCTAAACAAGATTAATTCTTGTTTTGTTTCCTTCCGTGTAATTTTCTCCATAAATAACTGTCTAAATTAGCTACATAGCGGTTAATTTTAAGTAATATCTGTCTTATCATAACGAGTTTCTTTTAAATTTTTGCACGGTGTTCCAATCTATTACAGTTTGTCTGTCACTTTTTAAAATTACATCCGTAAACTGCAACCCTTTCATTTTTTGTGCAACCCTTTCTTCTCTTTCTTTAGGATTTTTAATAGTTTTCGGCCAACCTAGAGCATCTTCTTTAGTTCGTTTAGGCATTTTTCTTTCCCTAACCATTTAATCAAGAATCTTTTGTAGGTATTTGTAGGTTAACACAAGAAAAGTCTTACAACAAAGGTATTTTTAGTTTGTCGGACACTAAAAACAGGGTATAGTTCTACTTTAGACAAGAGGTTTCTAAAAATGGCTCGTAAAAAAGAAAAGCCTATTCGACGCACTACGACCGGCAAAGGCGCGAACTATCGTAAGACTAAAGATGGCGCTGGAATGACAAAGGCAGGCGTGAAAAGGTATAGAGCAAAAAACCCTGGGTCTAAACTTAAAACAGCGGTAACCGGTAAAGTTAAAAAAGGAGGCGCGGCAGCAAACCGCCGAAAAAGTTATTGCGCTCGATCTTTAGGACAATTAAAAAAGAGTTCTGCAAAGACTAGAAACGATCCTAATTCTAGGATTAGGCAGGCTCGTAGACGTTGGAAATGTCGTAATAGTTAAAGGAGATGTGTTATGAAGAAACCTACAATGAAAAAGAAAGGTATGGCTCGCGGCGGTGTTGTTAAAAAAAGAGGCGGCGGCATGATGAAAAAGAAAGGTATGGCTCGCGGCGGTGTTGTTAAAAAAAGAGGCGGCGGCATGATGAAAAAGAAGGGTATGGCTCGCGGCGGTGTTGTTAAAAAAAGAGGCGGCGGCATGATGAAAAAGAAGGGTATGGCTCGCGGCGGCATGATGAAAAAGAAAGGTATGGCTCGCGGCGGTTCTGTTAGACGTTAAGGATGTCTTATTTACAAAGCAACATCCCGCATTTTCACTGCTGGGTGCGAAGAGAGTTTACACACAACCATAGTAAATACCATGGAGAATTTCTTCATGGTATGGCTATTGCAGTTACTACGATTCCAGATCGTTCTTTAAGTTTTCAGGTTATTTTTACAGGGTGTGAAAGTGACGATACAGATGATGAGAATATTCATGGAGGAGCTATGTGGGCGAGAATGCCTATCACAGCTCTTGTTGCGGATACACCTCTAGAAGAATGGCCCGACAGGATGATGACTCATCTTGCACAGCCTTGGGATTGTAGCTCTAGAAATCATTCTGTTATAGAGTATGACAGAACAAGCTCAAGCCCGTGGCTCTGTAAGATTGACGGAGAGTTTTATACAGGAAAGTATATGTTTACTGTTGATTATACAGATTCACGGATTGCAGACTGCCCTGCTCAACACAAACAAAGTCACGTTATCGAACTTACAGATGCTGGAGCATGGACAGGGAATATAGTAGCATTACCAAATAATCGTGTTAGAACAACAAGTCCTGCACTTTGGGAAACAGGAACCGGGGCACCTGATTTTAAGCCCAGCCAGTGGATGCACAACGCGGAATCAGACGAAAGTTACATGGACCCTTCCGTAACTTTTGATAATCTGTATAGTACAGGCAAGGAGAAAAAGAAAAATGCCAAAACTAGGTAAACTTTCTTATTATAGAAAAGGTGGAGAAGCTAGTTCCAAGAGTAAGGGCAGTAAAATTTGCCCTGAAGGTAAAGCTTGGGCAAAAAGAACTTTTGATACGTACCCTTCTGCGTACGCTAACTTAGCTGCTTCTAAATATTGCAAAGATCCAAATTATGCCAAGAAATCTAAAGGTGGGAAGCGTAAAGGTAGGTAATCATGGTTTCTAGACAAAACGGACGAAAAATTAAAAAAGTTATTAAAGGTCTTAAAAAAGCCTCTTCTTTACATTCTCAGCAAGCTAAAACCCTTAAATCTATTGTTAGAAAGAAAAAGAAAAAGAGTTAAGTAATGGGTGCTTTAAAAGATTGGGTAAAGCAAGATTGGGTGAGAATCGGGCCTGACGGCTCGATTAAGGGCAAATGCGGCACGTCTAAAGACAAGAAGAACCCTGACCGTTGTTTGCCTCGTGCAAAAGCCAATAGTTTATCTAAAGCAGAACGTGCAAAAACTGCTCAAAAAAAGAAAAGAGAAGGGCGAAAAGGAAAAACTGTTGTAAAAAATACGAAGGCTGCGGTAGTTCGCGCTTCTACAGGCGGTTTTGCTGTTCGAGGACGAGGTGCCATGATTCCTTCTAAAAAAACAAGGTGTGTGGTGAAATAATTATGGACAGCATACATTTAGCAGAGCACCTTTTAAAATCTATTGAAGAACGTCGTTCCAGAATAGCCGAATCTATTTGTGCAGGTTCAGCAAAAAACTTTGAAGAATACAAACAACTTGTTGGCAATATCGAATCTTTAGATTATATAGGACAAGAGTTGAGAGAAATCTTAGAAAAGGCGGATTAATGTCAGATAAATCTGAAGTTGCTAATGTTGTTTCTATCGAAGAAGCTTATGTCAAACCTGAAGAAAGAGTACTTGACCCTTCCAAAATTCCTCAAGAAACATTTGATCGTCTTCCAAACCCTACGGGATGGAGACTTTTGATTCTTCCCTACGCCGGAAAAGGTAAGACAGAAGGTGGCGTACTTTTGCCAGATTCTGTTGTAGAAAGAGAATCTGTAGGAACTGTTTGTGGTTATGTGTTGAAAACAGGTCCTTTAGCTTACGACGATAAAACGAAATTTCCTAGTGGCGCGTGGTGCCGCAAAGGAGATTGGATTATTTTTGGTCGATATGCGGGTGCTCGCTTTAAGATTGATGGTGGTGAGGTTCGCATTTTAAATGACGATGAGGTCATAGCCGTTATACAAGATCCGGATGATATCTTGCACTATTAACATGGAGATTAACCATGCCTGAAGCTAACGAAGAACTAGCCGTAGACCTTCCAACCTCCGGCGAGGACGTAGAAGTAGAAGTAACTGCTTCTTCTAAAGAAAACACTGAAGAAGAACAAAATGAAACAGAATCTTCTGAAGAACACGAAAATTACAGTAAGAATGTAAAAAAAAGAATTGACAAGCTTACAAAAAAAGCACGAGAGGCCGAAAGACAACAACAAGCGGCTATTCATTATGCTAAAAGTGTACAAGCTGAAAATGAATCTTTGAAAAGTCGTGTTCAAAGTTTGGATCAAGGCTACGTCGAAGAGTACGGAGACCGTGTAGCAAGTCAGACAGAGTCTCTAACTCGTGAGTTAGAAACAGCAATTGCTACTAATGACACGGCTGCCCAGGTAGAACTGAATAAAAAATTAGCTCAAATGGCTATTGAGGAGGAGCGGGTCAGAACGGCTAAACAGCAGCAGGCTCAAATGGCTCAACAGGCTCAACAGGCTCAACAGGCTCAACAGGCTTTGCCGCAAGCTCCTTCTGCGCCTACAAGAGCAGATCCAAAAGCGGAGGAATGGGCTAGTCGTAATGATTGGTTTGGGCAAGACGAAGCCATGACTTTTGCGGCTTTTGGAATACATAAAAAATTAGTTGAAGAAGAAGGCTTTGACACAGAGTCTCCTTCGTACTACGATGAAGTAGATGCAAGAATACGTGAGGCGTTTCCACACAAGTTTAATGGAAATGCTTCTTACTCAGAAAGCCGAAGACCACAACAGTCTGTAGCTTCTGCCACTCGTTCCGGTTCTTCCGGGCGCAAAACAGTACGGTTATCCCCAAGTGAGGTTGCAATAGCAAAGAAACTAGGGGTTCCTCTAGATCAGTACGCGAAACACAAACGCTAGGAGTAAAGCATGGTTGAAAATAAACAAACACTAGATAGATCTCCTCGCGCTTCCAAGACTCGAACTGCAAAACCGAGAAGGAAGTCTTGGGCTCCTCCATCCTTATTGGATGCACCCAACCCCCCAGAAGGCTATGTCCATAGGTGGATACGTTCTGAGGTCCGGGGTTTTGATGACCGAAAAAATATTTCTGCCCGTTTAAGAGAAGGGTGGGAGTTAGTTCGGAAAGAAGAATACCCTGATTTTGAAGCACCAACTATAGACGAAGGCAAATACGAAGGTGTTTTTGGTGTGGGCGGGCTACTTTTGGCGCGGATACCTGTAGAAATTGTTGAAGAACGTTCTGAATACTTCAAACGACAAAATGTTGATGCTATGCAGGCGGTTGATAACGATTTGTTTAAGGAAAATCAGCACCATTCGATGGCGATCCAAAATCCGGAGCGTCAATCGCGTGTAACATTTGGAGGTCCTAAATCTTCGACTTAGGACTTACTGTTTTAACTTTATTGCTTTAAGGAGCACTAGAAATGGCAAATACGAACGGAAGCTTTGGCCTCCGTCCGCTCAATAAATTGGGCGGTGGAGCCAATTCCACTGGTCTTACAGGCTATACTCCTTATGAAATCGCTAATGGTAACACAGACAAGATTTATCAGGGTCAAGTGGTTATTCCCCTTGCTTCTGGTTTTATCGACCACACAGCTAATGCTGCTGGTGGAACAGTTAGCCATCTAGGCGTTTTTCAAGGTTGTGAGTATGTCTCCAGCACCACTGGAAAACCAACTTTCAGTAACTTTTGGCCCGGATCGGGAGCGGATAGCAACCATCCGATTAAAGCCTTTGTTATTGATGACCCAATGCAGTTGTATGTGATTGCATCGGATGCGTCTTTGACTAGTAAAGCAAACGCACGAGCAAGTGTGTTTTTAAATGCTAGTCTATCTACCGGTATTACTGGTACTGATTCTACTGGCGTTTCTTTAGGTCGTCTCGCCGTCAGCACGTTAGCCACTACCAACAGCCTTACTCTACGGCTTATGGGTTGGCTAGAAGATCCTATGAATGAGGACTTTACCGCTGCTGGCATTCCTTTAATCGTTAGGTTGAACAACCCTTTCAATGCGCCCGTTGGGTCCATTGCTGCGGGCACTCCTTCAACCACTGGCGTATAGGAGGGTTTAAACAATGGCTATTAGTAGAGCACAACTCGTAAAAGAGTTGGAACCCGGCCTGAACGCATTGTTCGGAATGGAGTACGATCAATATGATCGTGAGCACGAGGAAATCTTTACAATGGAGACTTCAGATCGTGCTTTTGAAGAAGAAGTGATGCTCAGTGGTTTTGGAGCAGCACCGATTAAAGGTGAAGGCAGTGCCGTATCTTTTGATGACGCGCAGGAAGCTTATACTGCTCGTTATACAATGGAAACCATTGCATTGGCTTTCTCTATTACGGAAGAGGCTATTGAAGATAATCTTTATGATCGTCTTGCCAGCCGCTACACAAGAGCTCTTGCTCGAAGCATGAGCCAAACAAAGCAGGTTAAAGCCGCTGCGGTTCTTAACAATGCTTTTGACAGCACTGTTGCTGGAGGAGATGGGAAAGAGCTTTGTGCTACAGACCATCCTCTTGTTAATGGCAGCACTTTCCGTAATGAGCTTTCTACAGCCGCAGACCTTAATGAGACTAGCTTAGAGCAAAGTCTTATTGATATTGCTGGTTTTGTAGACGAGCGTGGTCTTAAAGTTGCTGTCCGCGGCACTAAATTGATAGTTCCAAAAGAACTTCAATTTACAGCGGACCGTCTTCTTGAGTCTACCTTGAGACCTGGAAGTGCAGACAACGACGTAAACGCTATTAGGAACATGGGAATGCTTCCTGAAGGCTACGCCGTTAATCATTTCCTTACAGATACGGATGCTTTCTTTATTCTTACGGACGCTCCAAACGGCTTGAAAGGTTTCAACCGAACCGCTGTTCGTACTTCTATGGAAGGTGACTTTGACACAGGTAACGTGCGGTACAAAGCTCGTGAGCGCTATGCGTTCGGGTTCTCTGACCCACGCGGTATCTTTGGTTCTCCCGGAGCGTAAGCTTGGGGTTCTGGGAGGAGGGTAACCTCCTCCCAAATTTCTGGGAAACATAGCCCTAGCGACTGTCCCAGCAGACGCTTACGAAGACTCTAGGGTAAATCTCTCGTAAGGAGGATGCCATAATGGCTAACACAACTTTTAACGGTCCCGTCCGTTCTGAAAACGGTTTTGAAGTAATTAACGTTGCATCTGGCACAGGTGCCGTGACTACAACCTGTGACATAGCTTCTACAGGAATTGTAACAAACAAATTTATTAAGCATGTAGGTTTTGCTACTGGTGTTACTGTTAACACCACGGCTGGTGACAGTGATAACATTGGTGAGTTTACACAACCTGCAAATACAATTATTACTGACATTAAAATATTCTGTGTCACAGCTCCTGTTATTGGAACTGGTGATATTGGCTACGAAGTTGGAACTTCTAGTTCTGGTGCTCAAATTGTTGCGGCACAGACAGATGAGATATTAGATGGCGGAACCACAGTTGTAGTAGGTAACGTGACAACTACGGATCTTGTTTTACAAACACAAGATGCAACTACGGCACCCGCTTCTGTTCAGTACACATCAGCGGAAAGAACTATCTTTTGTAATATTACAAACACGGTAGACGCTACAACTGCTGGCTCCTTTACGTTTATTATTGAATACGTTCAGGTTGCATAGGTTAGATCGGGGAGGAGAAGCTCCTCCCCTTTTATGGAGATGTTTATATGGCTGATGCTGTAACCGCTACCACAATTGAAGACGGGCCTAAAAAGGCTACCTTTTATCTTACAAATACTAGTGATGGCACTGGAGAGGCTGCTGTAACTAAAATAGATATTTCTGAGCTTGCTTCTTTGCAAGATGGAACTGCTTGTACTGGTGTTCGTATTAAAAAGATAATTTTTACTAACGTTGGCATGGGCGTTAAACTTCTTTGGGATGCTTCTACCGATGTTATTGCGGCAGAACTTCCAGCAGATTATTCTGATACATTAGACTACTCTGATATTAGTGGACTTCCAAACGTTGCAGCATCCGGTGGTAATACCGGAGACATTCAACTGACTACTGTAGGACATAGTAGTGGAGACACTTATTCAATTGTTATTTATTGCTTAAAACAATATTGATGTTTGGAGTTGGTGTGAAAGGTTTATTGTATAATGGCTGTTTCTGGATCTAAGGACTTTGAGCCTAATGTAGCAGACTATGTTGAGGAAGCGTTTGAGAGGTGTGGACTAGAGTTTCGCACCGGTTACGACGCTGTAACGGCTCGTAGATCTTTAAATTTTCTTTTCGCCGATTGGGCGAATAGAGGATTAAATCGTTGGACTATAAACCAAGTAAGTCAGACGGTGGTTTCTGGTCTTGCAGAGTACCCGGTAGGCACAATCACGGCTACTGTAGGGTCTTCTGCTAATCTAGTTATTGGAAATACCATTACAGGTCAAACCAGCAGTTCTACTGCTATAGTTTTAACCAAACCTAGTTCTACCACTATTACTGTTAGTGTTCCTAGTGGAGCATTTACTGCTGGAGAAACTATTTCTAGTACAGATAGTGGAGGCTCTGCTACTACCACTACAATATCTGCTGACCCCAGCGTAGAAGATGTACGTTCCACAATAGATATTTTGTCTGGTGTAATACGTCGAGATGGAACAGATGTTTCCATAAGCCGAATTAGTAGAAGCACTTTTTTGAATATTCCTAATAAAACAACAACAGCAAGACCTACTCAGTATTATGTGGACAGGCAGATCACTCCACTAATTAAAATTTGGCCTACTCCAGAAAACAGCACGGACGTTTTTGTATATGACCGGTTGGTAAGAATAGATGATGCAGATTCTTCAGTAAACACAGTAGAAGTTCCTTTTCGATTTTATCCTTGTTTAGCTGCTGGATTAGCTTACTACATATCTTTAAAAAGGGCTCCTGATAGGATTCAAATTTTAAAAGGGCTTTATGAAGAAGAGTTTATAAGGGCTGCGGACGAAGATAGGGACAAAGTAAGTATTAACCTAGTTCCTTCTTATACGTTTGTTAGTGCGGTATCTTAATGCCTAGATATGCCTCTAATAAATACGCTCTAGGAATTTCAGATCGTTCTGGTGTAGCGTATCGCTTACAGGATATGCGAAAAGAATGGACTGGTATGCTTGTCGGAAAAGACGAGTGGGAGGCTAAACAGCCTCAACTAATGCCTGTAAACGCTCCTGCTGATCCGCAAGCTCTTCGAGATCCTAGACCAGATAGAACAGAACCTGCTGTAGAGGTTCTTCTTTCTTTGAATTCTTTTCGTTCTGGAGATAGTGGATCTGCTGTCATAACGGTATCTGAACCAGGTCATAATAGAAGCACAGGAGATATTGTTCGGTTTCGTTCTGTCGCTCCGTTTGACGGGTTTTCTTCTTCTACAATAGAAAGATCTAGCGGCTACACAATTACTAAAATTACTTCTGATAAGTATACATTTAGCGCAGATAGCGAAACCGCTTCTTCTGGAAGCATAAATGGTGGTGGAGGTTTTGCCTCTGCTGGACCTGTAACAGTGAGTGCATAACATGGCGTATACTTTTACAACTCTAAAAACAGCTATTCAAGATTACACACAAAACGCGGAAACAACCTTTGTAAGTCAGTTGCCTAGATTTATATTGAACGCAGAAGAGCGTATATTTAAAGAGTGTCAATTAGATGTGTTTAGAAAAAATGTTCAAGGTTCCGCTACGTCTGGAAATCAATATTTATCTAAACCAACTGATTTTCTATCTCAAAATTCTTTAAGTGTGATTAATTCATCTAATAAAGAGTTTCTTTTGTATAAAAATGTTACAGCTTTACAAGACTACACTCCAAATCCCGCAACAACAGGGACACCTAAGTACTATGCTGATTGGGATAACGACACTTTTTTATTAGCACCAACTCCTGACTCAAATTACACAATGGAGCTTCATTACTTTTACAGACCAACCTCTATTACCGCTAGTGGAGATGGAACAAGTTATTTAGGAGATAATGCAGAGTTAGCTCTTTTATATGGTAGTTTAGTAGAGGCATACACTTTTATGAAGGGAGAACCCGACATTTTAAAACAATACACAGATCGTTTTTTAGAATCTATTCAATGGTTGAAAAATCTAGGGGAAGGAAAACAAACAAGAGATCAGTATAGGTATGATAGAGTTAGAAGAGATGTTGCGTAATGTTTGATAGCGAGGGTCACACAAAGATATTAGATCCTTTTGTATTTACAAGTAATAACAGAGGGCATTCGCCAGAAGAAATGGCAGAAATGGCTATGAATAAGATTATGGTAGTATCGAAAGATGCTCCTCCTGTCATACGAGACCAAGCAATAGATCATAGAGATAAGTTGAAAGAAATATTAATTTTCTATATGAATAGAATGGCCCAAAGTGAAAGAACTACTATATGGGCTCTTATGAAACAACAAGGCCATGAAGACATGGCTGAGATTATAAGGAGGTTGTGATGGCTGTTGGTTCTTCTGCTATGTGTGGTACTTTCAAAAGAGAAATACTTGCTGGAATACATTTTTTAACCGCTCACACAAGAACAGGATCTAGTGCTATTTCAGCAGATACTTTTAAAGTTGCTATGTTTACAAACAGCTCTTCTATTGATGCTGATACTACTGGGTACACAACTAGTAACGAAGTTTCCGGTACAGGATATTCTGCTGGAGGAGCTGCTCTTAGTAGTGTCACTATTGGACTTGCGGATAATAGTAGTGCTGTACCTACCGCTTTTGTAGATTTTGCTGATACTACTTTTTCATCTTCCACCATATCTAGTGCAAGAGGTGCTTTAATTTACAATAGCACATTAAGCACTGCTGGCACAGGGTCTACAACAAATCATGCCGCAGATCCTGCCGTAGCAGTAATTAATTTTGGAGGAGATAAGTCCTCAAGTTCAGGAGATTTTACTATTCAATATCCTGCTAACGATGCAAACAATGCGGTGATTAGGATTTCATAATGTCGTCTCTTACTGGTTGGAATAGAGGATCTTGGAACGAAGGGGCTTGGAACAGCCCTATCCCTCTTGCTGTCACAGGTGTTTCAGCCTCCAGTGCTATAGGATCTGCTGCTGTAAGTCTTCCTGTTACTGTAAGTGTCACAGGTGTTTCAGCAACAAGTGCAATTGGATCTTCTACTGTTATTGTTCCTGTTACCGTCACACCGAGTGGAGTTTCAGCAACAAGTGCAATTGGATCTTCTACTATTGTTACTAATTCTATTCTTTCACCGAGTGGAGTTTCAGCAACAAGTGCGATTGGAAGCACACAAATAAATTTCTCTTTTACTGTCACAGGTGTTTCAGCAGAAGGAAAAGTTAATAATGCTCTAGTTTGGAGTTCTATTGATGAGTCACAAACACCGAATTTTATTTCTATTGATGATTCACAAACACCAGATTGGGTTAAAATAGCGGCATAGGAAGAAAATTATGGCATCATCATATACAACGAGTTTTGGTATTGAAAAGATAGGGTCTGGAGAACAATCTGGAGCTTGGGGAGATACCACTAATCACAACCTAGATATCCTAGACCGGATAGCTTCATACAAATCTGTTGCGATAACAACGAACGCAGACACGCACACTTTAACTGTGCGAGAGGCATCTCCTGGATCAGGTACAGAAAACCTTCAGGATGGTATGTATCGTGTAATTAAATTTACAGGAGCATTGGATTCAAACTGCACAGTTACAGTAGCCCCTAACACGACTTCTGCTTTCTTTATTATTATCAATGCAACTACTGATTCTGGATCTAGTGGACCATACTCCGTAATTCTTACTCAAGGTTCAGGTGCTAACATAACAGTTGCGAATGGTAAGTCTGCAATTGTTTACATGGACGGGGCAGGTTCTGGAGCAGCGGTCGTAGATGCTATTTCTGATTTGCAGTTAGCTACAATAACAGCTTCTGGAGATATTACATCTGCTGGAACAGTTAATGTAACTGGAGACACGGCTGCGGGAGATGATGCATCTATAGGTCATACTTCTGCTGAAGGTCTTATTCTTACAGGTCAAGGATCTACCAATGATGTAACTATTAAAAACGATGCGGATGCAGATGTAATTACAATTGCAACAGGTGGCACTAGCGTTGATATAGTTGGAGACGTTACAGCCGCCACGGTAAATGCTGATGGTGACACATCTGCTGGTGACAATGCTGCGATGGGATATACTGCGGCAGAAGGCCTTATTCTTACAGGTCAGGGCTCTACGAATGATGTGACAATCAAGAATGACGCTGACCAAGATGTTTTAGAAATCCCAACAGGAACCACTAATGTTACAGTTGTTGGCAGTTGTTCTGCGGGGACCCTAACTGTTGGCTCTGGATCTATTACAGACAGTTCTGGTGCAATCGATTTTGGTAATGAAAACTTGGCAACAACAGGTACTCTTAGTGCAGGTGCAGGAACAGTAACCAGTTTAGACGCTGGTTCTGGTACTATCAAAACTACCGGAACTATTGAGTTAGGTCATGCTACGGATACCACATTAAGTAGATCAGCGGCTGGTTTCCTAGCTGTTGAAGGAAACGATGTGCTAATGGCATCTGTGGATGATGTCTTGAGTGCAGGGTTCTCAGCTACTGCTGATGATGACGGCACAAAGTCAAGTGGCACATACACCCCTGCAACTACTGGAGGTAATTATAAGACCATTGTTAATGGAGGTGCTTTTACTTTGGCCCCCCAGACAACGGTATCAAGCATTATTATTCAGGTTACAAATAATGCAAGTGCTGGGACCGTCACGACCAGTGGGTTCACAGTTGTGACGGGCGATTCCCTGACGACAACAAATGGAGACGACTTCATGCTGTACTCGACTGTAATTGGTTCGTTTAAACACCTTAACGTAGTGGCTCTACAGTAATGTAATGTTGATACCAAGTTATACACCATATAATAAAACAAGTGCCTCAACCCTTAATTTTGTAGGGTTTACGGCTAGTGGTGATGCTGGAAGCACACTTCAAAATTTCACCGCAAACACCTATAGCTCCATTAGTATAGGAAGTAACGCTGGTGCAAGTCGAGTTGTTCTTGTTACTGCGGTAACGATCGGAGGTGGGGGTGGTACTGACGGGATGTCTGGTATGACTTGTGGGGGTGATGCTGGCACTCAAGTTTTTGAATTTATTGGGAATAATCATGCAACAATCTCCATTTATAGATTTACGGGCGGTGCAATTACATCAGGAACAACGAAAGACATTGTAACCACATACCAAAGAAATTCGAGTAGAGGTGGAATATTTGTTTATGAGGGAACAGATTTAGTTTTCAAGAGTGGTTCATCGTCAACAGGGTCATCGTCAGGTGCTACCATTACGAAAACTTTTGATATTGAAGCAGGGCAGGTTGTCATGGGTTTTGAAATCCATGCTAACGGTGAGAATCGTGATACTTTAACTTTTTCTAGTAATCTTACTGAGAGAGTCGATGTAGGTCTTGGTCCAGATGCTGGTAGCCCTGCTGGCTCAGGCACACAGGTTGGTTGTGCGGATGGAAGTTTTGCATCGGCAGCTTCATCTGAAGATTTTACTGTGGCTTATTCAGGAACAACTCAACATAATGCGGCTTCGTTTGTCGTTTTTGGGCCTTCATAATAAGGAAAAGAGATATGGACTACTTACTTAAAAAATCAGATGGAACAGCTACTAGATTAGGCGACACAGTTAGTAGACTACAACTGCCAGAGCAGACAGGTGGAGATATAGTTTTTACTGGAGATAAACGGCCTTTAGATTTAGGAGACTATGTTCTTGTCAAAGCTACTGAGGTTACAGAAGAAGTTACTTCTGGTAAAAAACGTGGTGACACAACTGTTGTTGGTGATAAAGACAAAGAAACAGTCACAGTCACACACACGGCAGTTGATCAGACTGATTCTGAACAATGGGCAGAAATCCGTGCATCGAGAGACATTAGATTAGCTGAAACAGATTACTATGCGTTGAGTGATGTTACGATGTCTGATGAAATGAAAACGTATCGTCAGGCACTAAGGGATCTGCCAGCATCAAAATCTAAC